TGTTGCTCCACTTGCGCCTGTTGCTCCACTTGCGCCTGTTGCTCCACTTGCGCCTGTATCACCTGAAACACCCTGAATGCCTTGAATGCCCTGAATGCCTTGAATGCCCTGAATGCCTTGAGCCCCTGTTGCCCCACTTGCCCCTGTTTCACCCTGAATGCCTTGAGCCCCAGCACCAGCGGAGGCAGTCCAGTTAGAACCAGTCCATACGAGGGAATTACCTTCTACGGGGCTTGTTATAGTAACATCTGTAAGCCCACTAAGAGAACTGGATCCTCCTCCACCTCCACCTCCACCTCCACCTCCTGTTATGGCAGAGGCACCCCAAAAAGAACCATCCCAAACTAAAGAATCCCCTGTGGAAGGTATCCCCCCAGGAAGCCCTGCTCTCAAGGATGGATCTATATCATCTAAACTTGAAGAAAGTGTTAGATCATTCACACCTAGATCGTCTTTAAGCTGACCTAGACTGGATGTACCAGTGCCACCCTTTAATATTGCGACTACATCACCACTCTGGAATTCACCAATTGTGGGTATTCCAGAGACGGACAGTATCCTAAGAGGTGTTCTTTCATTTACCATAGTATATTATATACTAATTGAATTCAATACAGTTTGAAGTTGTATTACTGATCGCCTATGTCTAGAGGCTCGTCAATCATTTGCTCAATATCCTTTAGGGTATTCATTAATTCTTTAGTAGACATATTGGACATATCTTTTTCTTCAGGATCATCTTCCTTCTTACCTACTTCAACTTCGTCCTCTTCTTCCTCGTCTTCTTCCTCGTCTTCTTCCTCTTTTTGTTCAACAGGGTCCAGTACAGCGGGTGCGTCCTCCTCTGAGAGGAGGTTATTCATAATAAAGGAAACAATATCCTCCTCTTCACCAACACTTTCTGATAGCTGGAAGGTTGACGCAATTTGCTCATCACCATAAAAATCACCAAGACCTGAGTTTTCGAATAAGAACCTAAGCCCCTCGTTAACATCAATAGCCTCTACACCATTTTTTCCCTTCAGTACTTCTGATAGATTAAGTAAGCATTCTCTAATCGCACTACTTCTAGGGGACAGTTTAGCTAAGGATTCAAAAATAATTGATTGAGTATTTAGTAAAGTTTTAAAAGTAGGGGATTCTTTAATGTTATTAAGATTAATGCCGTACTTCTCTTGAAGAAGGTTAGATGCGAGTTCTCTAAGAGGTTTTTTCATCTCAAAGAGAAGCTTAGTATATTCTTTTAGATCATTCTTGCTATAAGAAACATCTTCATGAAGGGAGTTTAGGTTTTTAGAAATCGTATTAGACAGTTGCTTCTTTGAAATAAGAGCAAGGTAAGGAATTTCTACAAAGGCTTCAACAAGAGATCTACTAACCGTTTCCTTATCGTTTTCAAATATATTCCTTGAAAGCTTAGAAATACAATCTTCGGTCACCCAAACCATATCAAAAGACTTCTTGGACTCAAGAATCTCTTTCTTCATAAGTTCTTGCTTACAAACTATCTCGTAAATGTCAGAAGACTCCTGAAGAGGGAATTCAATAGACTCCTGTTCCTTTAGCTGGTCAATAGACATTCTATCAAAACTAAACGCTTTAGATACAGTGTCTGAGAGCTTAACAGCATTACGGATTTCAGGGATACTTGAAACTTTCTCTAAATTCTCCTTAATAAAACTAGAGATATTCTCAGAAAGCTCTATGAACCTTTCAAACTCAGAAGTTTCTAAAATATTGAAAGTGTTATTAAAGGATTCTTTCTTTTCTCTTAGAGTGTCCACGGTTTCGTTAAACTTCACCTTTTGAGTCCAAGAATCTATTATTGAATCAAAAATCTCACCAGACTCGGACAACTTATCTGAATAGACGCTTTCTATAAAAAGAGAAATTTGATTCTTGGAAGCTGAATCAAATTTCTCCTTATCACTAAAAACCTCACCAGATTCAACAACAATGTTGTCAAATATGATCTTATCGGTAAAATAATAATTACCTTCTATAATGTTACCACTTTCTGAGACAAAAGTAACTGAGTTATCTTCACTATCAACTGAGAACACCGAGACATTTTCCCGTATGGTATGTCCTAAATTATCGGCTAGTAGACTTAAATTTGTAATTTTCTTATTTCTTTGGTTGAAAAACTTTTGCATATCTGTATATTTTTATATATAAACTCTATTTATATAGTATAATAAGCCCTATTTAGGGTTCACTTATTTTTATTTTTAATAATTCTATCAATTATCTTGTATTTTTCTGATGATTCTCCTTCTTCGATAAGGAATTTCTTCCTTAAGTAAGAGAAATCTTCAATACTTTCTTTCTTCTGACTAGGCTTTGGTTTTGGTTTGTTTACGGCCATGTCATTTTTCGCTTGATTATCCGAAACCGCCATATCCATAGAGGCTTGGTTTTGTGATTGAGCCATATCTACTTCCCCTTGGGTTTCGATCTGTTCGGCCTCACCTTGTCCCTGAGCTTGAGCCTGCGCGGCCATTTGCTGATTTTCCTTCTCAGCGGCTGCATCCTGCTCCTCCTCAAGTTCTTTTTTGATAATTTCAATCTCAGTAGGAGTAAGGTTATAGAACTCTTTGTATATTTGGGATGTTGGGAATAACCCCGTGCCCACAACTGCCTGAACGACCCTAGCCTTAGCTTCATCAATTTCCAATTTCCTTTTTATAAAGACATCGGAGGGATCAGGAAGTTCAACCTTAAGATCCCTAATAATAGTTTTAGGATATCCAATTAATTCTAGATGTTTTTTAGCTATTTCACAAATACCAATAGCGACACTATCCTGGACCCTTTGGATAACCCTAGCAAATTTAACATCTAACTGGGCCAAGTTAGCCTTTCTTTCAGGAGACTTGTCATACTCTACAATGTAATCCTTAGGAATCTTAAGAGTTGCTAGTAGCTTATCTCTAAAGTATTTAACATCATCAACCTCACCTAGATTTTCTGCCCCTTTAAGGGTTTCTACTTTAGTTCCCTGGTTTCCTCTAATAGGGATAAAGAAGTCTTCATCTACGGAAAGGGGGTTATATCGACCATCAACTTGGTTATTGTTATGGAACTTTTCCTTCTTAAACCTAGTTTTAACTGTTTCGAGGAAGGCTTCTGCTTTTGAGGAGGGCAAGTTACCTACATCAATATAAAAGATTCTTCTTTCAGGAGCCCTTGATAGCCTGTAAACAAGCATAGCATCTTCCATTAGCTTCAAGGAACGATAAACCCTCATAGCACCAGCCAGAATAGATTTACCATAAGGATAATACTTAGGGTCTGAGGTATGTAGTCTAAGGTGAATTATCTGGTTCTTGTCCAATTCAACATAGTTATCATTCTGCATCCCCTGAACGCCTGCATTAGAATTTGAATTAGGTATTTGTTGAATAAAGGTTTTTAAGTACCCAAATTTGTCTTCAACTCTTAAAATGTAATAAGGGTTTAGTATCTTAATTTTGCGTATACCGTCCCCCATATTGGCAGCATTAGCTACTATTTCAATAAAAGAATCCCCAAACTTACATGTACCTCTTACTAAATCCCAATAAACCCTTTCCAATCTAATTCTATCAAATAACTTCTCAATTTCCTTGATAGCGTCTGCACTATCAGAACGAACTAACCACCTTTTGTTTCTAATATCCTTTTGGGTAGAGTCATCTGCGTAAATATCCAAAGCAGCTACAAGTTCTGGGTAATCGTCCATTTTCTCGTATTCATCGTACCTGCGCTTCCTGTTAAGCTCCGCTTCTGGCATGAACGGCATACCCTTCGTGTAGCTCCACAAAGGCTGGGTCATTGAATCTAGTGACGCATTATGGTTAACATAAAGATCTCCCTCGACTCCCCTTGGGTCACTAGCCGCTGCAATCTTCTCCTGGGCCTTTGTTGCAAAGAACTTTGCAAATATCTTGGACATGTACCCAGTGGTATACCCTTGAGGACTCCCATCAGATACAGGAGTCCAAGTAGTCATTCCAGGGCCAGCGTTTTCGTTTATTTGATTATCCATGTAATATCTTCCGTTGTGTTTCCCGTAGAGGTTATAACTTTATGGGATTTTAATGGCATGGGAGGTTTTGTATCTTTAGTAGGGTTAAATTTAACTATCTCAGGATTGGTTTCGACATACCTTCTACTACCATATATAGATAGAGCTAAACTCATAACCAAATCATCATTTTGTCCAGTATCTGCCTGTACTTTACCACTATTGCTTATAATAAAGGTATTTAGCTCCTTGACGGTCCTTTTTGAGTTAATTTTAACCTCATTAGTACGGATAGCTTCTTCCATATCAACTAGAATATTATCCCTATTTTTGGCTGTAACCTGCAAACCCATGTTATATTTCTCATCAAACCATATATTCTCATACTCTAATTGGTTAAATAAGTAGTCTAATAGGTTATTACCTATGGTGTTCCTCTCAACCAGTATTGTACATAAATTATAATAGTTCCCTTCATCAAAGCAAACTTTGGCAAACTCATTTATTGGGGTTGTATTGCTATAAAATTCAGCTACTTGCTCACCTGAATAAAGATCTATAATTTGAAAAGCCGAATAATCTCTACCCCTACCTAAAGAGACATCTACAGCCATAAAATAAGTAGAGTTAGGATCAGGGTCCTTCCAAATGTACATCCTATTGTTATACTTCCTATAGAAATCGTCACTAACACTTTCAGTTAAGGTAGTGAGGATAGTACCCTCAATAAAGGTATCACCTGTACCTAAGAAGTTACTCTCGTACTCCTGAAGCCATTTCTTGTGGCTAATGTTGGCCCTAGTGGTTGCCTCCCAGTCATCAATAAGAACTGGGGGATTCCTCGTCTCCATTTCCTTGTATAAATCCTCATACCCCTCAACTCTATTGTATTCTGGGTGTTCCTGCCACTTAATTTGGATAGGGTTGAAGGAGTTAGCACCAGCCTCAGCCTTGTTCCAAGCGTCATGATACCAATTACCCATACCATTAACCGTGGATAGGATGAATGCTCTACCTCCTGTGGAGATGATGGGATATACAGCAGCCCAGATAGTATCAATGTGTTCAATGAAAGCAGCCTCATCAATAATCAACCAAGACCCCGAAAGACCTCGACCAGATTGCTTACCTGACGGACGAGACTTAATATGAGAGTTGTTTTCAAGCTTGAGGTTGTGAGCATTAATAGTTGTAGCCTTAGGCTTAATCCAATCAGGAAGCTCGTCATACATAATCTTAATACGGTCAAGAACCTCAGTAGACTCAGTATCACCTACCGATAGAATTACAATAGTTTGGTGAGGTTTGAAAACCACCTCCCATAATGATAACCCAGAGGCTAATGTAGTACATCCTGCCTGACGGAACTTTTTAAGAATATTAAACCTATTTTCCTGAATTTCATTTACAATTGTTTCTTGAAAGGGATATAATGAAAAAGGTACTAGCCCTCTAATGGGGTGGACTACCTTAATATAGTTTTTAAGAAAGTAGATCGGATCTTCCTTACACCTCTGATACTCTTTTATATAATCTTCTTTAATCATGAATATTTACGCTTTTATATGTACTAGGAGTAAAACTCTTACAGAAACTTCTAAAAGACTATCCGCTTACTTATCTAGGGCTAACATAAGCACAAAGTTTTTAGTTAATCAAAAGTCTATCTTTGATGGTTACTCAGAAGCCTTTAAAAGATTCGATGTACAAGATAATGATATCGTTATTTTGTGTCATGACGATATAGAGATATTAACTGATACAATAGAATTAAAGGATATACTGATAACACATTGCCTAAAGTATGATAGTGGTTTTGCAGGAGTAGCTGGCACTACTTATTTATCAAAGGACGCTATTTGGTGGAATCAGGAAGTTTGGAAACAAGGGAAGCATAAAGGATTTGTGTATCACGGCAAAGATAAATTCAACTGTGAGTCTACTTTCTATGGTAGTTGTGGTAGAGTAGTTATCCTAGATGGGTTATTTTTAGCAGCCTCAGGCAAAGCACTAAAAACTATAGGATTAGATAAACCAAGTTACCTTGATGGGGGTTGGGACTACTATGATATTCATTACACCATAACGGCCCATAAGAAAGGTCTTAAAAATCAAGTCGTACCAATACAGCTAATCCACAATTCACTAGGGGAACTAGCTGGGAGAGATTCTTGGCATAAGAACAGAGAAGCCTTTATTAACCAGCATCAACTACCAATATCAGTAGGTTGACCTAGTTTAGCCATCTTACGCTTTGCGATAGGGCTTTTCCCTTTCTTCATTGCGGACAAACAAGCAGATTGCATTCTATTACGGTTAATCACTGACCTTTTCTTCATATAATATGTATAGGTGACTAAATGAAAGAGCAAGAAAAAACACAATTACTAAACAAAATTAAGTTAATTGAGAGTAGGTTATCCTCTATGGAGAGGGAAGTACTACTAGAAAAGCAAAGAAGACTTATACCCACACTTAAAAAGTACTGGGATAGGACATTTTCTACCTTATACTCTCTATTAGCTTCAACACAGTCAGGAACAACATTACTTCAACGAATGGTGATGTTCTTGGAAACTATTTACAGATGGGTGAGGTCTGGGTTTAAGTTAGAAGACGATCTTTCCCAAATAGCGAGGATGGAAATGTGTAAAGCTTGCCCAGAGTTCAAGAAGGACACTACGCAATGTAAAGTCTGTGGATGTTTAATGTCATCAAAGGTTAAGATCGCTTCGGCTTCTTGCCCTTTGAATAAGTGGTAGCAACAAGCTTCTTAGATCTCTTAAGGTTCTCCCAATACACACGAACCTTCTCTAAGCTTGCCTTTCTAAAAAAATTAGCATCTTTGTTTCTGTAAACCATTAGCTCATGACTGGTCCGATTTGCTTTTTGCGATTTAGCTGCTGTACTATCCAGCCTGCCGCCTTACTACCTGTAGTCTGACCACCACCCTTAGCCGCTTCGGCTGAATTTTTCGATACTAGGGTGGTAGATTTGCGTTTGGGACGGGGGTTCTCCGTCCCAAACGCCCTATTCGGTCCAGGAGGCCCTTGGTTGTTGCCTCTTCCAGACCTACCCCTAGCTCTACCTCCTGCTTCTCTTCTGTCCTTTTTTGGCCTTGTGCTATTCCAAAAATCGCGTAGCTTCTTTGTAAAGGTTTTTTCCTCTTCGGCCTCTGTTATTAATTTTAGCATTCTATTATAC